AAGGAGCAGAGCCACCCCAAATTGCTCTATCTTTTTCTATTTTCTTTATTTTTTTAATCTTTACAGGATCTATAGGAACTAGTTCCACAATACCTTTACGGATATCACTTTTATCTATTTTTTTATAGTAGAATAATTTAGAATCAATATACCAACGTCTAAAAATATCTGATCCGCGATTTGCAAAATCCATTAGTCGAAGAATGTGGTTAAACTCTCCGTAAATTTTTGTTTTAATTGACTCTGAAAGATTTACTCGATCTAAATTTAATTTTATAGGTTTACGATCTTGGTCCAAAACAATAGCTTCGGTTACTATGTCTTCTACTGCTGCATCAACTTCAGGATACAGAGCCATTGCTCTGTATTGCTGAATCATTTGATTTTCGTCGCGGATAGCACCCGAAAAATCCACAAACGTACCAAAAACGCCACCGGTTTCTAAAATATAAGAACCGTCATAAGTGTCTGGAACTAAGACTTCACCAGCTGGTCTAGACTGTTCTTTTTTTTGCTTTCCTAGTTTGTAACCAAATAATTCAAATTCCATAATATATCCTTAAATTAAGTACCAGTAGCACTAGTACGTGGTGCACCATCATATGTATAGTGGGAGTAATTAAGAGTTACAGCAAAGGAAGCCAGAACGTTATCTTGACTCATATCCAGAGTTAATGGCCCAACTCCAATAGGCCAAACATTAAATAATGTAAAAGTTCTGCCCGGAAGTGCGGTATTGCAGTTAGTTTCGTATTGTTTTATAACCCAAGAAGAACTCCATAAACTGCTAGGATTTGTACCTACGGGAAATGTGGTAATATTTCCACCGTGTGAATTAATATTATCGTGCCAATCGTGAAACTTTTTAAACAAGTTTTCTTTGTCGCTTGCTCCACCAGCATGATCGTCCAAAATGGTAATTTGCCAAGGAAGATAGGTTCTATCGCCTGAATAATTAACAACACGTCCTCTGTGATTTATAGTTATAGCACCAACAGTTGCTTCGGGTAAACTTGCACTTCTTATGTGAAACGGAGTTGTTAAATTATTAGTTGCATTACCGGGACCGATATTACCAATAACTTCAAATCTATTGAGGCGGGTTCCGCCTTTGAATCCGTTTATAAAGTCGTTAATGGATTGATTTGCCATTATTGATACCTGCTTTTTTAGACTAAGTTAACTGTGTAAACTGTAGAGCCGTCTTCTGTATTTACTACATTTAGAGTGATTGTTTCGGTTGACGGTGGCAACACCAAATTAATATCAACCACAAGACTTCCCGCCGAAATGGTTGCAGATGTGTTATTTGCATCGTTACAAATTACTGTGAAGGTTCCACCACCAACCGAAGAAAAGATGTACAAATCTTTTAAGAAATTAGTTATTCTGTTAGAAATTGTTTCTCTAATGATTGCATTATTGGGACCGAACAGATATTCTTGCAAAATAGTTTTTACATTTCTCTTAATATAATTAAGAGTAACCATTACGTTTAATCTGTTCGTAATTAGTGATGAATTATTTTTATACGTCTTGTTTCCCATCAAAAACACACCGATACCAGAATACTGTCTGATTGGGTTAATGTTGTTGGTTTTAAGATTTTCTGCTTCGGTATCAGAGAATATTTGATTTAAACTTATTACGTTTTTAATGGTTTTACTGGTACCGACACCGGCAACTATTGTTGATATATCTGTTAAATTAGAATTTAAAGCCATTAAACCCGCGATATCTGGACTACAATTTATAGAAATGTAAGAACTAGGCCAAATTAGAGATGAAGATACGCGGGTATCGATTTGTTTTCTACCAGCAATATAAGAAACATATTCACTATCTGCTAAAGTAAATCCAAAGTCGTTACTTTCGGAAGAATAGTTTGAAGTTATATTAGTAATATTGCTTTTGTTGCCTATCAAAGCAACGCAATCTTGTCTACTATTTGCAATATTTGCTGCTGCACTTGCAGAAAAAGTATTTCCAGCATCAAACACCACATCTAAAGTAACAAGACTACTATTGTGCAATGGGGTATTAGTTAAACTAAAGTTAGTGTAACTTCCAGTAGATCCGGTTCCACCAATATGGCATGTTCCGTACCCATAATCTAAAAATTGATATACGGCCAACCATTCGTTTTTCCACGCACCGGTAGGACCTGTGGATAGCCCCTTACTGGTTAATTTATTTAACCAAGCGGTTTTGCTGGCTATGCTCATAAGGCCGTCTTGGACCTCTGCAGTGGTTCCCAACGCAGGTATTAGACCGTTTACAGATAAAGTTCCCGCTTTGAAGTCGTATGCCATACTTTCCCCTTACTATAAATTATATTTATATTTTTCACAATTTGGCATCGTCTTCGTCGTCTTGAGTGGTAATAAACCCAAAACTAAACCAGTCGTCTTCTTCAATTTTCTTTATTTCTCCATCAAAAAGCTCTTTACGAATATCAATATTGGTTATTTCTTTAAAATAAGACTGTTTTGTTAGCCACGAGAACAAAACCAAGCACATAACCAAATCGTCTGTATGGCCATCGTCTGCGGCAAAGGTATTGTATTTTGCTATAAACGAGAGGAGTTCTTTAATAGTATCTTCGTCTTCTACTATTAATTTGTCTTGTTCTACCAGACTTTTTAATATAGAACACCCTAATTTTTTCACTGTTACAGTAGTTCGAACACCAAAGAGTGCCTCGCCTTTACCGAATCCACCGTTCAATACCATTCCAGAACGGCCTTTATTGGTACTCATTAAAATATTATCGTATTCTAAATCGTGATGCAAAATATCTGCAACCTGACCACCAATGTCATTTACCTCAACCAATACATACGCATCTTTATATTTTCGCCCTAAAGCAGAAATAACAGTAGGTAAAAGCATTGGAGAAATTATATTATTTCTGTATTTTGCGACTATTCGATACGGTGCATCTGTTATATCAAAAACTAAAATTGCACTGTAATCGTTTCCCTGCCCACGCGAAGTGTCTACAGTCATCACATAAACTCGATTATCTTTGGGCTCTTCGTAAATCCAAAGTCCTTCTTTAGTTACACGTAAAGGCTGTTTTGGAAATAAAACGTGCAATTTAGATGACGATATAAGAGTATTAGACGAACCAATAAAGTCACAATCGTATTCACTTCTAAATTTTTGTTCACCTCCAGAACCACCGCCTAATTGTTTAATTGTTTTTTCTTTCCACTTGTGGTCACGAAGAGGCCCACCCGGATATAGTGGCACTTGAGACCAGTGGACTTCGACTGGTGCGTATTCGTTTTTACCACTCTCTCCGGGAGCTCTGTTAGCACCTTGCCATAGACTATAAAACATGTTCAGTCCATTCGGAGTAGATACTATAAGAACTTTGGTTGTTTGACCGGATGTAATTGTTGGATATACGGAGCTAAAAAACTCATCAGCCACATTAGACGGAACGTGAGCAAACTCGTCCAAGAATATAACGTTATACGAACCACCACGAACAGCCGATGCCGAAGTGGCCGAAGCCATGGCTCTAGAACCGTTTTCCAGAGCTATAGACGTTTTGTTCCATTCTATAACTCCTTGTTGAAGCCATTTAGGAAGATATTCGTATGCTTCCTTTAAACGTTTCATGATTTCTGTTGCTGTTTTTAGTTTGTTGGCAAGAATAGCAACGTTGACGTTTTGGTTAAAAACAATGTAATGAACAAGCCAAGCCACTATTGTTGTAGTTTTTCCTGTCTGACGAGGAAGCTTTGCAATAACGTATCGATTATCTTGAATGGTATTGACAATTTTTTCTTGATAATCGTATAACTGAAAAGGTTCAAGACCTTTATCCAGAGTTACAATTTTGATATATTTTTTGATAAAGTAAACAGGATCGTTGGAGCACTTGATGTACTCTTCAATCTGTTCTTTAGTAAATTCTATCTGTGCACCAATCTCTTTAAGATTGGGATTACCTAGATATCCAGTTTTTTTCTTATACCCCATTGTTATTATCTAAAAATGTTTGACTATCTAAAGCCTTAGAACGACTACGGTCTTTATTAATCAAATCTTGCAATTCACTTGTAGAACCAACGTATATGGAATTGTTGGTCGTGTTTTTCACGCTTACTGTTTCTTTTTTTACTGCTTTAGCTTTCTGATGAAGGTCTAAAAGATCTTTATTCATATCAGCCACAGTTTTTAAAAGCTGCGATACAACTTCATAAGCACGAGGAGAGTCTCCTGCTTTAGCTACTTTAAGTATTTCTTCAATAGCATCGGTGCCATTTGATATTAATAGTTTAATGTTATCTTTAGCGTATTCAAAATCTTTATCTAATCCCTTTTCTTCTTTTTTGGGTTCGGATAATGAAACCGATTCTTCTGGTTTAGTAATAAAATTTATGCCTAAAGATTTAGAAATAATATCGTCTGTCATTCTAAAAATCCTCCAGTTATTCCAAAAGTTATTCCGCCAGGATTTGTTGTCGCAATAGCAAGATAATTTGTTATATTGAAAATTGTTTCTGTTTTTCCGTAAACATACGATTTTGCATTAAAGATATACGAGCTTATAATTGCTCTTCTAGAATTAAAGTCGCCTTCATACTCTTGAGTTAACACAGTTTGCATCAGTGTTATCGGTATATCTATTTTTTTATAAGTATTGTTGTTTACATTAATAGTTATAACAAATTCTGGACTAAAATACGGGAGTATCTGTTCCATCATTTGTAAATTTTCATCAATGTTTCGTGAATACGCATATAAACCAAATGTA